GTTCCCAGTTCGCGCCACCAACCTTGCGACACTTAACTAATGCTCCAGATGCATATGCACTTGGCCAAACACTATAACGAGACTTTACCTTGTGGTAGCAAGCATCTTTTTTTCCACTACCTTTACTTGGTTTATCTTTAACTTCTTGTAGATCCATTTCTTCAGTCCTTACGTTAGTTGGTTTTGCTCCACCAGTTTTCTGTGGTTGATTTGGGTCTAATCTATTTTTTCGTCTTCTTGCCTTCTCTTCATCTTCTGGTGAAAGATTTTTTGCCATTTTAGAACTTCCACATTTTGGTGTAGAAGTTTGTCCCGGTTGACGAGCACATGGTTTTCCTGCCCATTTTCCGCCAAGTTGAACCCAACCTTTCTTACCATCCGAAGATTTTGATTTATTGAACCAATCATGAAGACCTTCATCTCCTGATTTTGTTTCTTCATATGCAAGACCACGCTTAGTATGCTTTATTTCACCTTTCTGTTTTGCAATCAATTTCTTGGAAGTAGATGCAAAATTTGCCGTTGGATTTTCATCTGGAACCAATTTTGGTTTTTTATCATACTCGTCAACATCTCCATCATTATCCCAATCAACATACTGCACAGTCGCGTGGTGGATTGACTGCTTTAGATCTAAATTGGGATCTAATTGATGTTGCTTCCCTTTTAAGTGTGGTGTTTTATGGGAGAATTTTTTGTCTTTCATTCAACTGGTTTTGATTTAGTTTCTTCACCTTTTGCCCTCTTTCTTCTTGCCGCACAATGAGCACGTTGGGAAAAACCTTTTGGATTTGAGCAATCAATACTCTTCTTGTATTTATTACTCCACTCTTCTTGAAAGTCTCTAAATGTCTTCATTTTGAGTTTGTTGCTTTAAAAATTTTGCCAGTTCTGAAGTTGATCCAACAAATAATGCATTATTAACTGTTGTTGGACCCTTTTGTTTATCTTCCTCAATATCTTTTAATTTCTTCTGAAGTTCCATCAGTTTATCTGTAGCATCGGCAACGTTTTTTATAAGTTGACCTGCAACTTCATATGCTCTTGGCATTTCACTTTCCTGTGCTAGTTCCAGAATTCCATTAATAGCTTCTTGACCTTTTTCAATGAGAGAGTATAAATTTCCCCTCGTATATTCATAATCTTTTTTAATATCGCTATTGGCATTTGTAGAATTATTATTTTCTATCTTTTCCAAATCAGAAATGTTATCATTATTCGATTTTACCAATTCACAATTTATACTAATATCTTCATCTATATTAAAAGATTCGCTTAAATTTTTAAAGTTTTTTGTCATTTTCATGAAAACGATCCACTAAATCCAAAATCATCTCCATCTTCAATTAATTCATTATCGGAACTTGTTATTGATTTAATTTGTGCCCCAGACAAATGTGAAGTGATAGTAGTGCTATCCATTCCCCTCTGAACTGTAATAATATTTCCGGAAATAAGTTTTACATAAACTTCTTCTCCTTCTATATCTAAATAAGTTCCAATTGAAATTGAGGATGAATTATTTACTTCAATCAATGTATCTTCAGTTGAAATATCTTTTATTAAAGTTGCAACGACAGTTCCTGTATAATTCTTGATTGCTCTTGGTTCAGCTGAATATGTTATTTCTCTTGTTGGTAGATTTGTTCTATCACCAGCAATAAATCCAACAGTAGACTTCCTGATAATATCCTTGGTTGCAGAAGATACTGGACCAAATAGATATGTCTTTACACTAAATCTTAATGTATAAATTAAAACTCTTCTTGAGTTGAAATTATCCTCATAGTCATCCTGCATTGTAATGTTCTCTAAAACAACAGGAACATCCCTTTTTTCATTTATATCATCAACCAATTCCACGGTCATTGTATATGCTGGTTGAAAATATGGTAAAATTTGTTCAATAATTTGCAAAGCATCATCATTCAATTTTGACATAATGCTAAGTTCAAATTGCATATTATATGGAACTGGTAGATAGGATTTTTTTGTTTCCGATCCGTCGCTCGATGATTTTACTGTAAAAGTTTGTGTTGTTGTGGCTTTTCTTGTTTGGTCATATACAAGACCAATAAATTCAAATGACATTCTAGGCAATGTTATTTGAACTGGTTTATTCAAATCTGGAGATTGTTCTAATCTGGCCAAAAACTTTTGAGTTGGTCCATATGCAAGTGGGACCTTTATTACATTTTTAACTGCGCCCGAGTTATCCGTATGCTTGATGCTTATCTCATTGAATAAAGAACCAAAAGAAATTACGGTCTTCCTTAAAATTTGATGGTAAAAATACTCAAACATTTTGTATACCCTTTAACAATTTTTTAATCTAATAATGTTTATTTAGTACTTATGGCATACCAAATGGATTAGTTTCGCTAAAATCTATAATTTTATTAGCTTCTTCTTCAATGTCATCATTATCAGAAAATCCATCACTAACAGGAAATGTATCTATTGTCTTTAAGTAATGTGATGCACTTGATGCAGACCCAACTATGTTTTCTCCCAAAATAAATTCGCCAGTAACATTAGAAACTTCTAAGGTGTTTAAATTTGAGTTCCATGATCTTACTCTTCCGGTTACTCCACTTTGAGATCCTGTAACCAATTCGTTGAATATGAATGAACCTGATGAAATTAAAGAAGGATCTGCTATTTGTATTGTTGGTGGTTCTGTATAACCAAGACCTGCATTAGTTATATTAATTGCTGTTATAGATCCTGCGGCAGAAACTACCGCTGTTCCTGCTGCAGAAACTGATGAAATTCCTGTAAAAGTAACCAAAGGTGGATTTACATATCCAGAACCGGAATTTGTTACGGTAATAATACCGACTATACCATCACCTATAGTTGCGGTTGCAGATGCTCCGCTTCCTTCTCCACCAATAAATCTTACTTTTGGAGCTGCTGTATAACCATATCCTGGATCAGTAATTTGCACACTCTGCACAGACTGTGCTTGTGGATTTAAATTATCATTGCAAACTACTATTCCCCCAATCATTTTTGCAATTGCTTTTGCAGTTCTTCCCAAGAAATTAGAAGATATTCCAACTAAAGGAGTTGATGTATATCCACCACCCCTATTTGTTACCATTATATATCTAACGCCACCGTTAACAATTCCTGTAATTGCGCTGGCAGTTGCACCAACACCAATCATATTTAATTTGACTATATTTCCTACTGCAACAGATTCTTCCCCAAAGCTTCCACTGATATTATCATCAATTTCTTCAATCCCAGTATCAACCAATTCATCTTCGTAGCGGAATAATTCGCATTTTAACTGATAAGTGTATAAACCTTGTAGTTGATAAAATGGTTTTTCATGCTCAACATATTTAATTTCAAATAATCTGTCACCGAGAGGAAAATAAATTAAGTCTCCTTCTTTTGGTCTTGATGAAAGTTTTACATTTGGTTGATTTTTTATCAATGGTGAAATATAAGTTTTAAATCTTTCTCTAGAAATTATTAAATTTACTTCATTTAATGCTTGAATTCCAAATTTAGATAAAATAGTAGTATTATCCCCATAACCTTCAAAATTATCTAAGTATGCCTCTATTGGATATGCACTCTTAAATTCGGACTCAATAAGTTCCCTTATTACTTTTTTTGTTGTTATATAATATCTTGGAAGATAATATACTTCAACGCCATACATTCTAAGTTGCTCATTTATTAAATCTTGAACAAGACTCTGCTCTGTTTTTGAACCCTGAAGAAAAAATGGATTTAGCATGGTTTATCCTATCATATCCAACGGTGGTAATTCATATGTGTTGGACATTTTTTCCATCAGATTGTCTATTTCTCTCTGAGCATCATCATACATTTGTCTACCATTTAGTTCAACGCCACCAGGAAGTTTAACTCCAATAAATTTCATCATATTTTGACCCCACTGTCTTTTTATAAGAGATGTTAAATAAGTCTTTAAAAAAGAGTCATTCCATACCTTAGAATATTCATTTGGATTTAATGTCGAATAACAGTCAACTATAAAATAGTCCCCACTAGTCACTGATGACCAATCAATATCCAAATACAATCTATCTTGTCTTTTATTAAACCTAATTTGTTTCTGTGTATTTAATAGAAAATCCAAGTCTTCTAGGTAAGTTTTTACCATGGAATAACTTAAAAGTTCTGTTGACCCCCAATAATAAATATCGTTTAAAAATAGTTGATACTTAACACTAAACATATTATGTGTTATAGTGTTAGAACCATCAAAAGTAAAAATTTTATTTACGCCAATAACATTAGATGGAACTTGAAGATAATTGCTGTTTTCTTCATAAGAAAAAGTTACCGAAGTTCCTACTATGTTGGATGTTGCTGTTGTTGTTACAATTCCAACAGAATTGTTATTTAAACCTCTAGACCTTCCACGGGCAATATCTTCTTCAGTTATTTTATACTTATAAAAAGTTGGATAAACCCCGTCAAAATGTCTTTCTTGGAAGAACTGAATTGCATCATCAACCAAATCATCTATTTGTTCATCAGCTACATTAATTTCTAAAACTGGCGCTCCCAGTTTTCTTTTACAATAATCTATTAGTTCTTGTCTAGTAGATGGTTGCGCCATTTATTTAACCCTTTGAAATATTTATTAATTGGAAGTAATCAGTTGTGATACAACTTCTTGCTGCTTTAAATATAGCTTAAAATAGCATTTTGCAATATTTTTTACATCTTCAATATTATCTATACTATCAATTTCAGATGCTACCTTGAAATATTCAAAACTTTTACTTAAATTTTCTAGTTCTATACTATCTGGGTTCATTTTGCCAAATTCCTTAATAAAGTTTTAATCTCATTAATGTCATTTTTAATATTATTCAAATCATTTTCAATATTTTGAATCTTTTTATCATCTTGGTCTTTTAGTTTTCTCATTGATAAGTATTTTTGATATTCATTCATATTAGTGTTAATGATACAATTGGTTTCTAAATCCCTTACCAAATTAACATGACCATCTACTTTAGCATATCTCATAATTATGCAAGAGCAATAACTCTTAGATTCTTTATTCTAGGAACATAAACTTGATTTGTCGAGGTTCCAATTAATTTTATTCTAAAATGTCTAAATGAAGGTAAATTATCTATGGTAAATGTATGTTCCTTGTAATCAACCAATATTTTTTCTGGTAATGGTGGAACTATGTAATTATCAGAAAGACCGTCATTATTTTCTGGTTTTATAATCTCCATATTAGAATCCAAGTTCATATAACCGGGGAATGGTACAAATATTGGTGCAAAATTTGGATTCTCGCCAATAGCATAAAATGCTCTTATATTTGAATATGGATTTGTATGTGCATCTAATATTATTTTAATAGATGATGCAGATGCCTCAAGTACAATTTCCTTACTTACATATTGGAATGCAGTCGGATCTTCTACTATGCTATTTACTCTATTATCTTCTGGATAATTTGAAATCGCATCATTAACTTTATTTGATGCTAATATAGTTGATACTGAATTTGCATCTATTGTTGGACTTATTGTAGCATTTGCTGTTGACAGATATAGTCTTAATGATAATGATTTTTCTCCAGATAATCTTAGGGTCTCATTTAGATTTGAGCATACTGTTCGGGAAGAGTCCAAATAATTGTTCTCATTTATTGTCACTGGTTCGTATCCATTATCAATAAATGAAACTTCATTACCACTCAAACTCTTACCAGTCGTTGTCCTAACTTCCGCCGAAATAGAAGTACCATTTACTGTTGTATTGACAACGTTTGGTTGAATAGTTTCAAAATGAATATTTTCAGAAGCTCTTATATTTTCTCCACCATCAGATTTAGATTCTCTGATGAACAATAATGGAAATCCTTCTAATTCATTACTTCTATCAGTACCATTTGTCGAAATGCCAATCTTAATATGATAAGAGTCAAAAGATATTGGATCTGATATGATCGAAGTATCTACATCTGACAATAAATGAGATTTGTTAATTCTTCTTAAAGAAATTCCATTTAATTCATATTTTGAAATCAATGTTCCGATTTGATACTGTCCTGGAATATTTCCTGTTGAGAGAACATTTCTAATAATTGTTCCACCAATAGAACCAGAAGAAACTGAAGTATATTCAATAACTTCATTTCCAATGAGAGCATATCCTGGGTTTGTTGTTCCAACACCAACACCTTCAAATGTTGCAAATGATGAAGAATCTGCTACTAAAATAGAACCCGTAGAATCTCTGCCATAAGATGAGGTTAATTTAGTCGGTGGTACATCACTCTCTACTCCAGAAATAGAAACGTAGTTCTGATCTGAATGCATTCCGTGGTTTTTATGATTGACCTTGATGTGCAATCCATCACTTATAGTGGATATTTCTGATATTGTTACACTGTTTGGATGATTTAAAGTAGTTGTTCCAACGCCATTTATATATTGTAAGGTATTTGCAACATTAACATCAAATTCTCCTTGAACATTGTCTAGAATCAATTGGTTAACTGATGTAATAATACCAACAGAGAATCTTGCATTTAATCCAACATCTTGAT